CATCAAGGAGTCAGCTGACGTCAGCTGACTCACTTCAGTGTTAATTTCATTGGGCTTAAGAGCATTTGGGCCTATTGGGCCAAGACATATAGCTTCGCAGAGTAATTAAAAATAATATATTTATCCATACAGGTATTTGTTTCTGAAACAAGTATTCATTATTAAATGTCTATTACAGGAGTGTTATTCACATGATACAAAGTACATATTGGATATACATCTTCAATTCTGGTAATCCATTTACATGTATTAATCAACTGATTAATATTTATAAAAAACATTCTAATACCTATCAAGTAATTCCCATCAGATATAATATTCATCTTCTTCTGTAAAATACTCTTCAAAGAACGCTCACTTGGTGTCTTCAACTCTGTATAAACCTTCATACGACACCCAAGAAGAGTAATATCTAAAAGCTTTCGATACTTGTAACACAATCTAAACTGAAGTTTAAGAACGACCTTGTCGGACATATCGCAGAATATGTCTTCAACCTTAACGTTAATTACCTGAGAATCGTCATCATGGCAGTCGACGGCTATCAATTTCCTCTCAGACGATACTAACTCATCGGTAGCCTCATCAAACAACGAATAATCGTTCACAGACATGACCTCTGAGAAGCTTTAGTTTGATGAAACAAACAATGTTGTTTGTGAGAAAGAAGAAGATGAACAATGCATCTTCTTCAGAAACACAGCTTTTATAGACGATGAGAATGTCCTTTGCTTCGAGGCGAAGCAAAGACAGCTGTAAACAACTAGCAAACGAATAAAGCAAGGGACAGCATCTTACTTTACTTTATTAAAGTAAAGATAAAGCAACATGGGGGCCCTACCACGAAGCTTCGGACGATCTTCCGTCACATTCGCTTCACGAATCACAGATCCTGATCGTCCATCTTATTTAAAATCCAACGGCTGTAAGTCACTCCGTACGTGACTCTGAACCCGGGGCGGGGGTAATACTAAGCCCCGCCCCTACGT